TGAGCCGCTGTCGGAGTGGCTTGTATAGGTGGTTTCTTGGTACGCTTCCCTCGTTGTCGTGGCATTTTCCAGAAGTATTAATCCGTTGTCTTCCTTGGCGATATTCAGGGACGACTCGGTAAGGATAAACCCCACAAAGTCCCCGCGTGTAAGGTAACCTAAACCAACCTCCAAGATCACGTCCGAGCTGGAGATGGATTGGAAGTCGGCGGAGTTGGCACGCTCCACGACGCGGTATTGGACGTACCCTTCGGGCCAGCTTGGTCCAGTAAGGTCCACCGCAGTCGATGAAGTTTCCGTGTCGGCGTCGAAAGTAAACCTCGTAAACCTATCGGTGACACTCAAGGCTTTGGCGTTGACCATCACGACCTTGTTTGTGGTGAGGCTCGTAAGCTCCACGCCCAACATGACGATATTCGGGCCATACGTGGCGACGTTAGCCGCTCCACGCTTCTCCTTTGGCGTGAGGTAGATGGTATTCTCTACGCTCCCGGCGTTGTTTTTGACCACCAGTATCATCACTTACACATATAAGAAAGGGCCGCCTCTCGGCAGCCCTTCCAAAACACAAAACAAAAGGAACAACTCAAACAATCGTGATGTTGGCCGGGGTGGTGATATTCTCGAAGGGGTACTTCGCGTTGGTCACGTCGGTTGGAGACTCGACGAAATAATAAGGGGCCGCCTCCCGACCCGCAAAGGTCAAGGTCTGTCCACTCATCTCATTCCGTGCCGCTCCAGAGGTGAGCGTGCCGCCGTTCAAATCCATGCCATAGGTTGCCCCAAACATGAACAGGTTGTCGTTATTGTCGAGCACAAAGATTTGCGACCGGTTGCGGCTGATGAGCCGAATTTGTTCCGGGTCGCTCTCTTGGTGCTTCTGGAGAACAAGGTTCAACGTCTGCTCAAACAAGCTGGCTCCGGTGGCCGGATCGCTCTGCACATTCACTGTGAAGCTCGAAAGGTCCGGGCGGAGGTCGTATTTGAGGACGGTGAGGGCAGGCAAGTCCGTAACGGTGAAGGTCTCTCCTGCATCCGTGTCAAGCGTTGCCGTACCCGCGGAGCCGTCTGCATTGACAAGACCCGCCGAGTAGTTGTTCACGAAGAAAACCTTCGAGAGTCCACCCAGCGCATCTTTACAATCTAATGCGCGGCCGAGAGTAATCGTGCAAGCCATCTATCAGGTGAAGTTGAATCCTACAACGCCGTCTGTTGGGACAGCCACTTGAACACCGACGGAGAAGTCGAGAGACGCCTTCACGTTGTCGCTTCCGTCGTATTGGTACACAGGAATCAAAGAAGCCTGCTCGTTGCCAGAGTAGGCGTTCGTTCCCACCACCAAGTTGTCGGGGTATGTGAAGACCATCACGTCTACTGCATTCGGGATGCCGGGTGTAGGGTACACGGGGTAACCCAAGTACGTGGCTCCTTCCATCGCTTGGTTGTATCCGGGGCCGGTGTTCTGTGCGGCCATAGCCTGCAAGAAGAACGCGTATGCCTCATAGGACAGGTAGAAACCACATCCGGGCTTCTGCAAGATTCCGGGAACAGCTTGTGCCGCGTCAAATACTCCGCTCATGTGGCCGAGGATTGTTGTGGCACTCCAAGCGGTTGCGGCGGTGTCGTGCTCGATAAAGTCCTTACACGCGGAGGCGTCGATTCCGGCTTCGTCGATGGTTCCGTCGTTGGAGAGGAATCCAAGCGGGAACGTTGTTGTAGCTCCCTGCCACATCAAGTTCTCCAAGCTGGTTCCCGTCTGCGCGGCGAGTGCGCTCATCAAGAACTCTGAGAAGGTCGGGGGGATGTTTCCGTCACGACGCATCCGGCCCTGTGCACCAACAAAGGTTGGCAGGATAGTCTTCCGGCAAATCACCTCTTTGACCATAAGGTCGTTCAAGGTCAAGACCTGCGTGGTGAGCGTGAGGTCTCCCCCGTCTGCACCTGAGCAACCTGCTGCTTGGATGACGTCGGTAAAGCTCAAGCCGTTAATAACGGCCTTGCCCACAATACCCTCCATGAGGCGCACGCGGTTCTTGTTGATGGTCTCCGCACCGAGGACGGCTGCGGTAACGTATGGCAACGCCAACTCACCTGCGTAGGTGTTTGACGTTACGTCGATGTCGAAGTCGTACTTCTTACTCTTAACGGGTTTCATGAAAACTGGGAAATGATGTTGAGGGCGCGATCTACGCCGGAAAGGTTGGGGTTTGTTTCTTGGCTGAATTCGGCCTTCGGCAAAACGCGGTCTGGTTCTGCGGCGGGCTCGGATTCGAGGGCTTCAAGTCTCTTGTTGATGCTCTGGAGCGCGGTGGCCATCTGCTCGGCCAGCTCCACTTGCATCGACATCTCTTCTTTTTTTGGCTCTTCAGAGGCTTCCACCTCTTCCTCGACCATAGGCTTCAAGGCGGCCGTGACCACCTCGACAATTTCTTGGGCTACCTCTGGGGAAATCTCAAACTTCTCCATGAGCGCGGCCTTGACTGCGGCCATCTCATCGGGCTCTTCTTGGGCCTCTACCTTCTCCTCTTCTTCCTCCATCATCTCCACCTTGCTCTCTGCGTCGATGGTGATTTGTCCGCCGTCGGACAGCTCGTGAGCGCCCGGTTCAAGTGGTGCGGCTTCGCCGTCTTCGCTCAACACGCGCACAGAGGCGCCGGCTGAAAATTCGTCGGCTTCGGTAGCCAAAACGCGCCCGTCCTCAAGGCGGGCTTCTTTGTAAAGCTCAGAACGCTCCTCTACAACGGAACGAACGGCCTCCTTGAGTTTCTCAATAACTGACATCGATGGAGTTTCTAATGGGTTATATAACGCGAATTCACTTGTTCGAAAGGAGCGGGTCCAGCTCTTCGTGCGTGGCGCAAGGCATAAACATGCGCGTTCCGTTAATCTCGTGCTCGTGGTGTCCGCTACATCCCAGAGCCTCCGCCATCAACTCAGCCTCTAAGATGGTCCCAAACAGGGGCTTGCCGTCAAGGTATGCAGAGGGCTCCAGCACCTCCCGGACGGCCTTGGCGATGGTAGACACTGTGACGTCTTCCATCTGAATCAACCTGTCGACGAAGTACCCCTCGATGGAGAAGCCTCGATATTTTTTGTCTTTGACGTCTTCCCAAACGTCCTCGTTGTGTACGCGAACCGAAACCATCCACGTCCCCTTGGGTACGTCGTAGCCATACACGCGGGACTTGTCGCGGTCCTCGTCGGCCACAATCCAACTCTCGAAGATGGAGAGCCCGTTTACTTTGGCTTGGTGCTCGATGGTGTATTCGTCGTTTCGCTTCTGCTGCATGAAAAGCTCCGCGGCCTTTTCTACGGTCTGCTGGGAGAAGTACACCTCGAACTCTTCCTCGTTCACGTCGTCATATCGCGGAATCATCTTCTCAGGGATCAGCGCCGGCCCGATGAGCAACTTCTTCTCTTCGTCTACGCGTGCGAGGGTAAAGCGGTTGTCGCGGTTGAAGAACACGAAGTTCTCCTCGATGGCCGGGAACTTGACGAGGCTGATGGCCTCCACCCCAAAATCTTCCTGCTCCTCATCTATCAAAAGCTCTATTGTCCTCATAGCGTGGTTTGAATTTGTAGCTCCCTGTTCAGGGCTTGTTTGTTGCTTATCTCGTTCTCCACTACATATGCCCGGACGGGTTCCGGTGTGGGGTTCTGCTGGTTGGGAACGAGGGAACCGACATCGACACCGACAGACTGCGGCCCACCCGATACACCACCACCGCCCGCGGCGGCGCCTCCCCCGCTTCCTCCGCTGAATTGCTGTGACTTGATAGCGGCGACTTTGGCCAGACCTGCGGCCACAGCGATACCTGCGGCAATTTGCGCCCGGATCGGGGCGTCTGGAGTAGGGACGGAGAGTTGTGACGCATACGCCTTTTGAGCGGCCGTGTACGTGCTTACAAGGGTCTCGGCGATACTGATAGCCTTGTTTCTATTGAACGCCTTCTTTTGCCCTTCCTCGGTGTCTTTCTCGAAGGCTGTGTTCAGGTTCTTGAGAATAGAGAACGTACCCCCTACGGCTGACTTCCGAAGCTCGGCGATTTTGTCGAGGTGGTTTTGCAGTTGCTTCGCTTCGTCGGCTTGGGCCTTGAGGCTAATTTTTGTTGCTTCCTCGTCGGCCTTCTTGATCCTGTCGGCGTCCGCTTTGGCTTCGGCGTCTTTCAACGCTTGGTCTTCGTTCCTCAGCGACTGGAGCTCCGTCAAGAGGCGGCGTTGCTGTTTAAAGCTGTTGGTTTGTATATCAATCAACCCAGCCTCCAGCTCAGCCCGCTTCTCGTAGTCTTCCTCCGTGTTTTCTGCGAGCTCCATCCGCTCGTTGTGAATGCGGAGTTCTTCCCGTGCGGCCTTCTCACGTGCCGCCATCAATCCATTCTCCAACTCCATGGCCCTCTCTGCGGCGGCCATGCGTTCCTGTAATGTTAGCGTTTCATCTTCCGCCACCAAACGGAGCTTGGCGATTTCTGCGCGGGTTTCGGCGAACGTCACCTTCAACTTTCTTTGGTTCTCCCGGAGGTTTATGGAGTCTTGCGAGAGCTGAACCGCAGCGTTGGCGGCCTTGGCTATTTGTGGAGCTATGTCGGCGGCGGCTTGCCCCACTTGATAGAGCACCGCCGTAGCTGGATTCAAGGCAAGGACGGAATCGCCGACCTTTAAAAAACCTTCCTTGGCAAGTTCTGCGGCTTCGGAGAATTCCCCGCGGAAGAGAGCCCCGACAGCGGAACCCAATACCCCAAAGCCATCAATTAGTTGCTGGACCTTGTCGAGGACAAAGCTCTTGATGGAGTCGGAGAAACTCTTGATGGACTCGATTGGGTTGGTAAATAGGTTAATCAACCCCTCCCCCAGAGAGCTCACCTTGTCGGTGATGACAGCAAAGGCCGCACCCAATCCGGCTTGGGCCTTTTCGAGCATCTCCGCACCGCGTTGGGTCTTGGTAAAGAATGTGGCCAACGAAGTAAGCGCGATCACGAGCGCACCAATTCCCGTTGAGATGATAGCCGCCCGAAGAGACTTAAAACCCCCTGCAAGGTTGCGCACGCCACCCACGGCCCCCTTGAGCTTGGAGGGTACGCCACCAAGGAGCGAGTCTAATTTTCCGAACGCTGCCGAGCTTGCACCCCCAGCCTCTTCCATGGACTCGGTGAGCCCATCGACCTCCGTCTTTACTTGGGAGACACCTTTAACCTTTACGTTGATTTCGTAGTCCTGCGCCATTCCTTATTCCTTGCAGGACTTTCCGCCACCATGACGAGGAGCCCCATTCATAGTATCCATATAAAACCAAAGAATCCGGGTCGCCGCGAAGCTCGTATTCGGTGGAGATGTTAATCACGCGGGGGATGGTCTTCCCAATGCCGTCGAGGTGTTCCTTCATGTACCAAAATAGAAAACCCCGCACAAGGCGGGGCCGTCTGTTTGTATGTCGCGCAACTTAGAAGGCCGCCACCAAGCGAGTCTTGGCGAAGCGGCGGGAGAAGAGGTTGCCGCTGCGGTCGCACTTTTCGGTAATCCATATACTCTTGGCGGTTTCGCGGTCGATGCTGACCACGTCGGACATCTCTCCAAAGTTCCACATGAGGCGCATACCCTCTTTAAGGTTTCCGGCTGGAGTTGCTTCGACTCGTCCAATGTGCTGGAGTTGGATGCTTGCGGTGGTGTTTTGTGCGTTGCTCATGGTGTAAAGATAGGCACAATCTTGAACCACACAAACTTTTCTGCAATGTTTCTTCTTATTCCTGCAGTATGACCCGGTCGTTCACGCCGGCGATACGTGCTCCCGCTTCCGTCAACAGCGCATCCCGGAACTCGACCTCGTTGGTAGCGTAGAGGCGGACCATATCCACCTCAAGGTTCCAGTTGATGATTTTATTTGCTCCGCCCGTGACCTGAAAGGTGAGCACGCCACCGGTCAACGTAGCCGAAAGGGAACGCGTGCCGGGGCTCCCGCTGGTTAAGGTTGTGCCGCTCGTCTTGGAGAAACTTACTGAAGCGTCCCGCCCATTGGCTAAGAATCGCCACGTCTCAAACTTTGAGGTAAAGGCCGTGCCAGACGATCCGCCCACCGTGGTCGAGGACACCTTCACAATGCCGGAGCCTATCGTGTTTTCATCGAGGCGTATGGTAGTCCCCACCGGAGCGGTGGCGTCTGTGGCGGAGCTTCCCGTGCTCTCGGCGGTCAAGTTGAATTTGTCGGTAATGGTAACCGACCCGCTACCCTCTGCGGTGGTGGTGGTGTGCGTCCCTACCGGAGACACCGGGCCGGGATTAGCGCCGTTAATGTTTGAGAATGGGTCTTGAGCGTCCGTCGGGCCGTATGGCGGGCCGGGGTTGCCGCTGTCGTCGGCTGGGTTTTGCCACCTGCATACACTCGACACGCTGTCGTAATACAATCCAAAGGACTCACAGCATTGTTGACCGGGGTTGGTGGTGGTGCTTCCGTCGGCGTTGGTAAAGGTCACGGTCCCGTTAGAGTTCGATTGCGTTGGCAAAGACGAACACGCCCCAAACGAAGAGCGGTCTATGTCGCGCAAGAACTTGCACAAGGTGCTCTCTCCCGTCCCGATTTCATACCCGCTTATTTCGGTCAGTTTGTACGCTGCGCCTAAAATGTGGAAGCGGTCATTGAATCTTACGTTCCGGATATCCGAGGGGGTGAGGTGTAGGTGGGCTTCGAACACCCTTGCGTCTGCGTCGTAGATGTCGGCGAGGTAGCTCGACCAATACGAGCGGTGCAAGCCTAACGCCGGGACCGGGTTGGGGTCTCCATTGAGTAGGGCATTCTCTCCGCTGAACGGAATATCTTGAGAGTTCCAATAAAGGCTCTGGGTGTTTCCATCCACTGGGCTCTCAGAGAAGGGCGTACAAAACAGGAACGAAGAAAAAGCCGTGCCACCCAAGTAATAGGTGTCTTGGATGTCTTGAGCTCCAGTAGCAAAAAACAGCTTTGGCGGTTGGCTCACGAACTTCACGCTCTGTCCGTCTTTTTGATACGCGCGGTGAATCAAAAAAAGCCCGTTAATTGTGTGCGGGTCACCAAGTAAAGTCGGGACAGGGTACACAAAGAAAGGAGCAAAAACAGGAGAGTTTTTAAGCGTACCGGAAGCAAATTCATCCTCAATGTCTTGATCGTATGCGCCAAAATTTCGATTCAAAACCGAGCTCATATACTCGTTACCCACATCTCCGCTCTCCTTGTCTGCGAGAGTGATTCT